TTTTGTTCTTTTGACGATTCATTTCTTGTTTTTCCCTGTCATTTTTAACTTCATAATAAGCAGCCCAATGAATTAACTCTTCTTCCGTCATTGATTTTCTTAATTCTTGTACAGATTTCCCTAGTTCAGTTGCGAGAAAAAACTCAAAGTTTAACCAGTTATCTCGCTTGATTCGTTTTTTGCTGTATCAAGATCAACCTGAATATCCATCATAAATAATTCAAGTTCATTTAAAACTGTCTCAGGTAAAAATCTCTGTAAATTTTCAGCATCAGCAGAAGCAAAAGCTT